ACCACTAGCTATCTCATTAAAAGAAAAATAAAATGGTGAGCCAACAAATCGCATAGAAAATATACTAGCATCGGTGAAAACCAGAGTTTCTTGTCTAGTAGATATTGCTCCAATAATTTGACTACCAGATGATAATTTTACACCTCCAGATGAATTAGTTGCTGATGGTGTCCAATCGATTAAACTTTCTGAGTCAGACCATCTTACAAACAAAGGATCAATAGTTGAGCTACCTATAGGATTACAACCAAAAGCTAAAACGTGTCTATCAACGTCTGAAGTCATAACTTGAAAAGCAGCTATAGGACAATCAGAAGCATCAGTTAAAGAACTTGCTAATACACTTCTATTAGCATCAAAAAATCCATTGCCTGTTGTGCCAGCACTTGTACCATTTGTACTTTGCCAAACATATAATGGACCACCTCTAGGAATTGCTACAGTATCAACACCAAAATTATCTATTGACCATAATCGCAATTGACTATTTACAGCTACTGGACTGGTACTCCCAAATGTACCATCACCCCATGTGCTTGCACCCCAACCAGTACCAGATACATATTGGTCAAGACCTGCATTTATATAATATTGACCTGCCGTGCTACCCCCACCATTACCACTATCAGAACTATTTGCAGTTACGCTGAGTGCTATGGTGTAGGAATTTGCGTTGACGTTAGCTAAAACTTGATGCTCAGTATTTAAAACGGCTGCAGTCACATTACCACCTAAACTTGCTGCATCTTTAAACCTAACAAAATCTCCGGGGTTGCAACCATGACTAGTATCATTGACTGTTAAAGTAGAAGAGCCATTTGAAATAGCAAAAGTAACATCACCCGCAGCAGTTGTATTTCTTACTGCAGTTACGTCATAAAAAGTATCACCTTCTTGGACATACAATTTTTGATGTGTACCCAAAACATTGTAATGAGTTAAGTCTGTGTCTTTATAAGTATGTATAGCACGACAAGTGCCATCAAAAGTATTAGGTGAATTTTTTGCCCAACCGCCTATTTTTTCTGGGCGACCTAATCTAAATCTAATTTTATCTGAATCTAACCAGCCACCATCATTTGCATAAGCAGTAATTTCTTTATTAATTCCGGGTTTAAATTGAAACTTAACCAAAGGCATCTATACTGTCTCCCATGCTTCGCCTTCAAAAAGCAAAGCTTCTGCTTCTCTTCTTCTAACTAAACCTTCTAGAACCTCACCATTACTTTTATTCCAACGCTTCATTTGATTTGGCACAGTATGATAATCACCTGCATTTAAAAGTTTTAACATAGTTGAATCATTTAAATTAGTTGGACCAAGGTTATAAGTCCAACATACTAAAGCATCAAATTGATTTTGTTCTAAAGATACTGTAACTAATTTTTTTACATAATCCTCATACTCAATTAGCTCTTCTTCAAGCCAAGCTTCAGCTTGTTCTTGTGTACAAGTATCACCTTCTTTTACATCTTTGATTCTGCCATAAGCTATTGTCCATTTTTGTGCCGGACATAAATATGCTTCTAATTTACAGCCTTCAAATTTTTTAATTAATGCTACCCCTTCTTGTGATATGTGCATATTATTCTCCCGACTTATTAGTGGTAACTTTTCGATAGTACACCACAACTTCTTTAAGTTCATTTATATACCTCTTTAACTCTTGTGTGTTGTAAGCCATTAACTCGTAGTCTGGTACAGACATAGCTAAGAACACAACTTTGCCTTGATCTTTTTCTAAAGATGCTAAAAACTCTTCTAAATTTTTACTAGATACTACATACCAATAAGGTTCTTTTAAATCTATCTCTCTAGGTAAGATAGGTTGAACAATAGTTCTTTCTAATGGTTTTGTTATTACTTCTACTTGCTTAGTCGGTATTAGACTGCAACTGTAAACCATCATCAAGGACATCAATATTACGACTGATCTCTTCAATACTTTCAAATACATCTTTAGTTCCTTTATTTACTCTGGGTTCTATTAAACCGGGTTTTGCAAAAGCTAACTTACTTAAGTCGTGTCTTTTAAAAACGTCTAAGTAGCGTTGCATTTCTTGTTCATACTGTTGAGTTTTAGATTGCAACTCTAATAAACCTTCTGTTTGCAATTTAAAATCATTTTGCAAGCTTTCTATTGCTGCTTTTTGTTCTTTGTCTCGTAGTTCAAAAGCTTGATTTATTTCTGCTAGTCTAGAATTTTGCCAATACAAAAAACTACAAGCCATAAATAAAATGCCAACTACTCCTAATAATATTTTACTCATATGTATAAATGTTTAGTGGTTCTATTTTACCTTTGACTGCTATAGGTTTTAAAGGTTTCAAAGTATAGCCACATAAGTTTTCAGTAGCTTCGCCAATTAATAAATTAACTTTTCTTTCTTTAGTAGCACTTTCTAAACGAGCTGCAATATTTACTGCATCGCCTATAGCCGTGTAATCAAATCTATTTTCTGATCCCATGTTGCCTATTGCAGCCGAACCAGTATTAATTCCAATACCTATTGCTATCTCTGGTAATCGTTCTGCTTGCAACTCAACAGCCAAAGCTTTGATGTTTTCTGAAATTTCTAAAGCACAATCAACTGCTGCTTTGGCATGATCTTGCAAATCTAAAGGTGCATTAAATATTGCCATCATTGCATCGCCAATATATTTATCCACCATACCGCCATATTTTTGTACTGCTTTTTGTTGAGCTGTCAATACTTTGTTCATTATGTATGTAACATCTTCAGGTTTTAGTTTTTCTGACATGGCTGTAAAACCTCGTACATCAGTAAATAAAAAAGTAGCGGTTTTGGTTTCACCTCCTAGCTGCAATAATTCAGGGTTGTCTTGTAAACGCTTAACTTGTCTAGGATCAAGATAATGTTCAAATTGTTTTTTAATTTGTTGTCTGAGTTTATATTGTTCTCTAAACCTTAAATAAAAAGCTGTAGCAGCTACTATAAATTGTGCAATTAAACTCCACGTAACATCTATTAAGATTCCTTTTTGTATTAAATAAAAGCCTGCAAAACCAGTAGCTAAAAATAATACACCACTTATAGATATACCTGCCGTAATACCAAAATAAAATAAACTAAACCAAATTAATAAAGCGGATACTATTAAAATGCTAAGTTCTGCAAACAAACTCCAATCAGGTATATATGGACTATCTTGTATTAAAAGAGATTCTGATAATGCTGCTTGAATTTTGTGTGGTTCTAATAAACCAACAGGCGTAGCTATTTGTGGCATAACACCATTAGCTGTAACTCCTACAAAAACAAACTTACCAAACACATCTTGTTCCTCTAAGGTTGTTTGTGGCGTGTTTACCCAACTAATCCATTTGCGTCCTAAATTATCTGTTTTAACAGGAGGTATGCCTTGTACTGTAATTTCTTCTATGCCATTAACATTAGACTTTATTATATAAGTTTTAGCACCTGTTAAGATTTTTAAAACTTCTGTACCAAAAGCACTAACAAATCCATCTGGTGTTTGTAATAGCAAAGGTATTCTTCTTACTAGATTATCTATATCTACTGGTGCTGTTGCTATGCCTTGTGTTGCAGAGTTTTTTAAAATATCTATATTTTCTACAACACCTAAACTTTTTATACTACTAGGTGTACCTTCGCCTAAATAAACAGTACCTGAAGTTTTTGGAAACTTGTCGTTATTACTTTCAAACATAGCCAAGATAGAGGGGGATAAATTTAGTGCTGAAGCAAATTGTTCATCACCGCCAAATCTATCGTGCTCACTAAATGCGATAACCCAACCTACACCTAGTGCACCTTTCTTAAGTAAATCTACGTGAATATCAGCGTAGTCTTGTCTTGGAAAAGGAAAGCCACCTCTATCGGATACGTCAGCTTCTGTAATATTTAAGATCACAAAATTACCAGAAGGTTCTTGTGTTTTGACAAAAGCATCAAAAGTTTTTAATTTTAATATTTCTAAAGGGTAAGCATTAAAAAACACAGGTAATAGTAAAATTAACAACAAAGGAATAATTAATTTTTTCATAAAACTTTTTCCCGAAAAATATTTTTATTGCTGTGTCAAACCAATCGTTGAATCACCGCCACCATTTACTTTTACAGTTTTTACAACTCCATCTTGTTCAAATATTAATGTATAAGCATTATTACCATCTACATCTAAACGTAAATTTTGATTTACATTTCTACGAAAACTTATAAATTGCCCTGTAGCCAGAGTTGTTATTTGTGTATCTTTATCTTGACCTAACTCTGTACCTACAATATTTATACCTGCTACTTGTTTTAATTTATCTTCTTCTTCTGCTATTGCTAGTGCGTCAGCTACGTCTAATAAATCTTCTAAAAAATTAACATCTAAAAAATTTATATCTAATTCGGTGAATTCTAATTCTTCTTCCGAGTCTAAAAAATCCTCATCAAGATAATCAATATCTAAATCATTAAAGTCTAAGACTGAATCTTGTTGTTTAGTTTTAGTCTCTACCAGCTCTTCATCTTTTTTAGGTGGCGTGACAATTAACATATTGTCAATTAAATCTAGGGTCAAATCTAAAACCAAAGGCTTAGTTGGTGCTGATTCAAAAACAGATACTGTAGTTGATTCAAAAGGCTTATTTAACAAAACACTACCAGTTGCTGTTACTACTTCTATTTCGCCACTAGATAAACCCAATCTATCTGGCAATAAAATAATTAGACTTCTACCCAATTCATCAACCGTTGCTGTAAAGTCTGTGCCTCTAATTGCTATATTAGCTGTTGGTGTAGATAACTTTATATTTTGTTTATCTATTTTATTAAACGTACCTGTAATAAATCTAGCTGTACCTAAAGTAAATTTCAAAGCCATCTTTGATTTACTAGGGTCAGGATTAAAAATATATTCGTCTATTACTAGCTCTGAATATTCAGTAAGTTTTACTTGCGAATCATCTAAAAATTTTATTGCTAATCTGCCATCTTTAGTTACAGCCTGATCGTTTTGTTGAATAGCAAATTTTAATTCTGCATCATACAATTTGTCTCTGACTATCTGAGCATTGCCATTTATCTCTGATATATCTCCAATATCAAGGGCAACTGGTTGCTGTGCCTTGATCGTTTTGGTTGATACAGAAAGTACCATTAGAACCAGTAGAATTAATTTGTAACCAATCTTTGGCAAGTGTGCTTTGCTGTGTAACATTAAAGGTCCTTGAGTTTCCGCTACCATGAGTTAAATGAAAGTAACCGTTTGCACTAGCATTTGTACCGTCACCATCGTAAGTAATAGTATTATCATTACCATCGATATTCATATAGTTTGTAGCACCATCTATATCTATAGCAGAAGTAATTGAGTTACCACTACCTTGTATAGTCCAATCTAAATCAAGACCTGAAGCTAAAGCTGAAAGTGCCTGATTTAGCGTTAGATTATTTGTGTTACCTGTAACTTGTACATTCACATTAGAGTTATCAGCTCCAAAAGTATTATTAGGATCAGTCTGCATATTAAAGACATTACTATCCCCTGCAAAATTAAAAAATCCTGTGTAACTATCAGACCAAATATCTCCTAAAAATTTATTAGAAGAACCTATCTGATTTATGTCTAATGTCATGGTAGAACCATCTAAATCCAAAGCTGTCATCGTGCCAGCTACTGCATTTGATCCACCAATAATATTACTACTGCCTTGTTGTTCTATATCTAGATTAGCGGTAGCACCTGACTGATCTATATATATTTCGTTATCTGCATATGAAACCATAACAAACAACAAAATAAATATTTTTATTAAGTTATTCATAAGACCAAAACCTCCTTTCATATCCTATCTTAACTATTTCTAGAATTGCTCCTTCAATTGCTTTTTGCAAAGCTATCGTTGGACTTTCATTGACTGCATTACCAACTTCTATTTCTACAAGTTCTGTACCTTGTTCAATAAATTTAAAAGCATCTTGAGTTTGCCCATAACTAAATATAGTTTTCTCAGTCAAAACTTCTACAAGTATTTCACCAGTCAACACCGAAACTAATCTTAAACTAACACTAACTATATCTTCACGATATTCCATACTAGAACCTAGTCCTAAATATCTTGCACCCATACCTCCTGTACGCAAGTTAGTGTCATAAGAAATTACTGCACCTTCCATAATTATTCCTGCAAATAACAATGGTTTTAATTTTTTTTCTTTTTCGTTTCTTGATGAACGAATAAGCTGTCTTTCTTTAGTTAAATTATCTAAGCCTACTCTTTCAACTACTACAAAAAATTTACCACCAGCAGTATGTTTTAAAGCTCTAATTAGTAAAGCTTGTGGTGCTTGTGTTATTGCTGTTGAAAACAAAGCATAAGAACTATTACTTTTTCTTTGTCCTGTCTGATCGGTAAAACTATTTGGATAAACTGCTATTACAGGTTTTTGTTTTGGAGCTTGTACATTTAATAATTCCTCAGAAAATATTCCAAGCACACTCGCAGATTGATCTTTACCTGATTCGTATTGTTCTTCTAAAGTTTTTACATTCTGGAATAAACTACAACTAGAAAGTAAAAGAACCGACAGGAATAGAAATACTTGTTGTTGAGCCATCTTGATCTAGTACAGTTAAAGTTATTGTTATGCCATCACTTATATAAGAGATAGTGCTTCCTTCTAGATTAAATGTACCTTCAGTCATAGGCGTTTCGCCAAATAGATTATCTACTAATTGTCTAGATAGCTGTGCATATATTCTAGATTCAAAGTTTCTAACGAATCTAGCTAGAGTTGTATTTTCAGCATCACGTTCTATTTCATCTTGTAATGCTTGCAACTCTTCTTTGATGGTCATTTTTCTAGTATGTTCTTGATTTTCTATAGTCAAGTAATGACTTGATGTGCCATTGCCACTAAAACTTGGTGATTTAAATTTATGCGTCATTTGATCTGCAAAAATACCTTCAGCAAATATAACCAATACAGTCAATAAAAATCCATATACCATAGTTTTTTCTAGTACAGCTTTAGTCTTTTCTCTGGTCATCTCTTTCTGCTTTAGCTATTTTTTGACTATCAATTAATTGTGGCACACCTAAAATAGTTTTTACTAAAGTATCTTGTCTAATAATTTCATTATCTAAACTTCTAACCCTGTCTATCAAAGCAACTAATATGCCATGTTGACTATCTAATTTAGTACCTAGTCTTTCTTCTAAAGCATTGAGTTGTGCTTGCACTTTGTCATCTACTGTATCTATTTTACTTTCCATGCCATCTATAATTCTGTTAATAAGTTTCCATATAAAAAATCCTAATCCACCGGCTGCAGCTATTGGGAAACCAACTTCATTTATTAATTGAACTGCTTCATTCATTTGGTGTAAAAACTCCTAACTCTATTAATTTAGTTCTGTTTGCTATGTGTACTGCTTCTATAGCCTCTTTACTTTGTCCAAAGTATTTTGCTGCCATAAAGTTTTCTACCATAGCTTCGTTAATATCTTTGCCATCACATATAACGCTGCCTAATACTCTGCCATATTTGCCACGAGAATCTTTTAATTCAGTTCTGATAACAACTTGTTCTGCAGTATTTATAGCATCTTGTAAAAATTTTGCAGCTAACTTACCTCTAGCTTTTTCATCAAGGTCTCTAGTTCTAGACTCAGGAGTATCAATACCATAAAGTCTAACTCTGCTTTTAAATAAAATATCAAACCCTAAATCTAACGTAACATCAATGGTATCGCCATCAACTACTCTATCTACTTCACAACCATACTCATACATATTTTATCCTCAAAGACTTGAAACTATTTCGATAGCAGCCATGCCAGCATACAGTCCAATAATTAAAAGTTCTATTCTGGTGAATCTTTTTGCACCTTCGTCTAAACGCTTTTCAATATTTTGATAGCGAATAGTACATTCTTTTTCATGGGTTTCTATTTTGTTTAAAGCTTCTTTACTCATTATGCTGTTCGTTTCCACATATATACGACTATGTATGGTTGCACGTTGTTGTGAGCAGAACCACTACCTGTTTGACCTGATAAAGTTACATCTGGCTCAAGAAATTGGTTTGTGCTTGAAGATTTTCTTATCCTGTAACGTTCCTCACCAGCATTAGTATAATGATGTGCTGCTGAAAGAGTTGAACCAGTATCACCAATATTACCAACACTTACTTCCCTAAATAAAAAGTGTCTGTGAGAAGGCATTTCTGCTTCAGTTAGTGTATGTGTTTTTGAACCACCTGTTTCTTCAGCAGTATCAAAATCTGTATCGGATGAATCTATACCGATAGGAACTCTACCTGCTCCAAAAGCTACCCATGTACCAAAACCTAATAAACTGCTTGGATTGGTGCTATTAGTAGCATTTGTATAAATTGACCCTACTGGATAAATTGCAGCATAAACTGCAGTTAGTGTAGTCTTTGTATTTACTGCAGTTGTTAATGTATCTAATTGAGTTTGTATTGCTGAAGTCACTCCCGATACATAACCCAACTCAGTATTAGTTACACCACTTGCACTTACATCGCCATTGCTATCAGATTGTAAAGCTTTGCTAGCTGTGAGGTTTGCCATTTTACTAAAAGCAATTGCAGCCGAAGCACTTATATCAGCATTTTCTATATTAGAAATACTGTTGCCTGTGCCATTTGCATCAAAAGTTTTATTTGTAAATGTAGTTGTACTGCCTGCACTTATAGGACTTTCATCATTAATTGTGACATTAGAAGATAAAGCTAGTTTGTCTAAACCATCATATACGCTAGCTCCTGATCCAGTGCCTTCTAAAAAACAAATTTTACTTTTGCCATTTGGAATAGTTACTGAACTACCCGATCCTTGTTTGACAACAATAGACTGTGAACCTGATGTTGAATTTTCTATAAAAATAACTTTAGAAACAGTAGTAGGACCAATGGTCAAATCTCTACTTGCAGATAAAGAAGTAGAAGAAGTAACTTTTATATACATACCTCTATATTTATCACTAGCTCCATCAGCAATAGTAGCTGTGACATTTGCATCAGAACCAAAAGTAGCTTCGGTCTGATATGAAAATGCTTCTGCAATCATAGATAAATTGAGGTTAGTAGTTTCACCCCAAGTACCACTACCATCACCGGTAGCCATTTCATTTAATCTTAAATCGTTATCATATGTACTTGCCATATAAACTCCTTATTATGCAACTTCTTCCCAATTTGGTGATTGGGTATCAGATACTTCTGACCAGTTTGCTGTTTGTGAATCTGTTACAGGCGTAAAGCCTGATGTCTGTGAATCATCAACTTTACCCCAAACTGTAGGACTAGTTAATGAAATTGTTAATTGTTGTCCTGTAACAATAACTATAGCAGTACCTATAATTGTTTCTGAACCAAGTGAAGTTGTTGCTTCTGTGCCAGATACTAAAAGCAGATTAACAGTAATTAAACTTTCTTCACCTAATGCAGAAGTGCCAGCTACTCCTGTGACTGAAATATTTGCTGTGCCTGTCACAGTTTCATCACCTAAATTAGAAGTTGATGCAGTTGCGGTAACTCCTGTTACGGCTTCTCCTATAACTACTTCATTACCTAAACCTGATGCTAAACCTGATTGTGTAACTGCAACCAAAGCTTTAGCTACAACAACTTCATCGCCTAATGCTGAAGTGCCAGCTAAACCAGTTGTTGCTATAGCAACATTTATAACAACTGTTTCATCGCCTACACTCGTTGTAGCTGTAACGCTAGAAGGTATTATTAAAGTTGTGCCTTGAGCTGATACTGCACCTGTGCCTCCAGTTGCATTTACCCCTGTAGCTGCAATTTGTATGTTGCCTGTATCTATTAATTCTGCGAATGCTCCTTCAGCAAAAGCTAAAATACCAAACATTTATACCTCTTAATTTAATTTAACTAAAAATGCTTTCAAGTTCTATTCCTCCTAAATAATATAATATTGGTCCATAAGGAATACTTGCATCTAAAAAAAAATTTATTAAACCTATTCCCCCATTAATTATAAAAACTTTTGTACCTATAACTATAAACAACAACCAACCTAAAGTTTTTAAAAAACCATTAGTTAAGTAATATTTTTTTATCTTAGTTAGTATTGGAAAGTTCCAACTTATATTTTTGGTAATATTCATTATAAATTTTTGGTTCTACAATATTAAATTCTTTTCTTAATTCATTTACATTTTTTTCTAAAAACTCAAGTGGTCCAAAGTAAACAAAACTTTTATCTATTTGTTTTGATAACCTTAGACATTCGAGCCATGCTTTGAAGGGTAAAAAGCTTTTGGTTTCTTTGACTACTTTTAGCATACCAAAAAATCCTACTAAGTGTGCTTGATATAAATTAAAACATCTTGCAGTTATAGTCTGTAACAAAGCTTCGCCTAAAGTGTCTGTATTATAACCAGTTAATATATGCCAATTGTCATGGGTGAGTAATATATGCCTTGAACAATTTGCTCTTATTTCTTCTGCAAAAGAAGAGTATGCACCTTTAAATTTATTTGCTTCTTCTTGTGAAAATCTTTGATTGTATAAATCTTCGATACCGTATTCTTTAACAATCTTATAGTAGCCTGCACCTATAGTATTTGCTGGCAAACTTTTAAGATAATTAAAGTTCATAAGTTTTGGAATGACTACTGACTCTATATAATCTGGGTCATTGTGTTTACGACCCCAACAAACATCTCTACCTTTTTTAGTTCTGCGATTTTTCAAAGTCATCATTGGACCAAAAGGTATATTAAGTTCTCTATACAAACTTAATATGTAACTAATTCTTACTTCGCCATTTTCATCTTTAGTTTCTGGCTTGAGATCATTGCCATCTCCAAACTCTGTCAAAAGAAAATTTATGCTTTTGCCTATTGCTACAGGATTCCACATATTTATTACCTGTGCATTAAAATTATTCTAGCAGTTATTGTACCTTTATTTTTAATGCTAACACTGTTGCTTGTTAATTTTCTAACTTGATATTGCTCAACTGTTTTTGATTCATTTAATTCACAATCTTGAGAAAAGAAAACATAACTAAGAGTTTTAGTTTGATCTCTTTCTAATACTTTGGTACTTTCTGGAGCTATATCTAAAACTTTAATTTCATAATCAGTGCGATCACTAAGCATACAAAATAATCTTGTTGGTGAAGCTGTTGCTTTCATTATTCCCGGCACTGCTAAATTCCATTTTATTGATCTAGGAGAAAGCACGTCATAATCTTCGCCAAATTGATAGGTAGTACAAAACTTTTTATTTGTTATTGCATTAGCTGTTTCGCTTTCTGTATATGTGCCACTTCTAATTTTGTCATCAGCCCACAATGTTTTTAAACGCTCAATATCAGAAGCGGTTATATCTTCTGTAGTCCAATACATTTCGTTATCTAAAGCTCCTTGAATACAAATTATTGGATTAGGTCTTTGGAAAATCTTATTGCTTTCGGTGTCATAAGTTAAATTATCCCCGTTAACATTATCTTCTAAATTTATTCTTTCTATAGCATCGCCTATGTTGCCTTCGACTACAGTGGTTTGAAACTCATCATCTATGTTGTAAAGCCAAGTGGTATCTTTTACATTAAAATCGAATCTAAACATTAAATTTCCTCAGACGTTGTGACTTCTAAACTGCTATCTCTTTTCGTCACTTTTTCTGGATTTACACCTTTCGACTTATCTCTATCAATGTATAGGTCTAATTCTAAGTCTATTTCTGCTTGGGTTTTATTTTCACTCATGTTAATTGCTTAATACTAAAGATACGCTACCAGAAGATGGCATAGCATTTATTACTGTGTGAGACCAAGATGTTCCGTTTGTGCCACTAGAAGCACCGCTTTGTGCTCCATAAATTGATTGTTGCCCATTTCCTGAATTTCCTGTTACCGCATTACTATCAAAATATATAGTACCAGAACTACTTTTTATATATCGATAACCACTAAAAGCACTCCAAGTTAAGCCCTGACCAGCACTGCTATCTACAACTAGCTGCATAATGGCATATCCAGTAGAAGAAAAAAGATCGTAAATTTTAAAAGCTCCTCCACTAGGGGTTGCTAAGTTTTGATCGGACCAAGAACCTATATTAGCAGTTGCAAAAGTTGTGCCTATTCCATAATAAAAAGTAGTAGTTGCATATTTACCAGAACCAGTCGTGACAGAATTTATACCACAAGTACCGCTAGCATTTAAGTCTGTAACTAACTGGTAAGCACCATAAAAATCTGCAAAATCTACGTTAGTTCCTTGGGTGCTATTGATAGTTCTGCCAGAAGCTGCTGTCAAACCTCGTATGTCAGTGTCATTTAAAGAAGCTGTAGTACCAGAAGAACCACCGGCTTCAACGTGAATTTGGTTTAAAGACAATGCTCCACTTGTAGGTAATGTCATTATTTATTCTCCAGTTCTTTGACTCTTGCAGACAGTTCTTTGACTGCTTCAATCAATACCGCAGTTATTCT